CTTGTTGAGAAAGTTGGACTATGGCTCCGATGGCCAAGTCCAGTGTGTGAGACAAATCACGTCCAGCCCTGAACTCGCTGAACTCGCCCTCATCCCACATATCGCAGAAATCGGCGTATGTGATTGTCTCTCCATTCTCTTTACGCAACTCCTCAAAGAGGTCCTCTTTGTTCGTACACCAATCTGGTAGAGTACGCTTATCCAGCTTTGGAACCCCGCCCCATGTATGCTTGACCTTCCCTTTTTCGTCGCGCACAGCATCGAGAGACTTCAAAATCTTGAGACAGTCATACGTTTCTTCTTTCCCAGAGCCAGGAAGGCTATCAACAATGACGGCAGAACAGAGGTTGTAGTAGTCGCAAGAATATACAGCATTCCATTGGTTGCTGCTTGAACCACAGTTATATGACTGGTCGTTAGCAGGCACTATGGAGTCTTCCATAGAAATACTTGTGCCCGGAGACCTTATTGCATAGGTCTCTACTCTGTTACAGTCCTCTATGTTGCCGCTTCCACCAAGGTAAACGTCCCCATCGGATGTATATATATTGTCCCCGTTAGTGTAAAATGGTTGATATGTGTCAATTCTGCTGTCTGCGATACGAAATTTATTATTCCCATGAGTCTGAAGATAAACGTATCCCCAAGAACTAATATAGGTGTTAGTATCACTATCGAGATAAAGTGCCTCTGTTGAATCTATATCAATGCTTGTGCCTGCATAAGAACGAAAAGCAAATTGCCCTGAATTGTATATAGCTCCTATGAGTGTCCCACCGCTATCATTGAACTTCAGATCCGCGCCGTCATTGATCGCAATATCTCCACCGCTATTGACCTCAATCCCGTCAGTGTTTGAAATAACCAATTTGCTGCTGCTGATGGTCAGCGTTCCGCCGTCATCCGTCAAAGAGCTGAAGTTTTTGACAGCACCGGACTCAGCAGCGAACTTGTTGCTGCTCCCTTCGCTGATGTCGTCTGCATCCCCGGAGCAACCGGAAAGTATGATTTGCCCTCCGCTTATCGAAGTGAGGCTCACCTTGCCATAGGTTGACCCGTTGGAAACATCGTCCAGGTCTCCACCCCAGCTTCCGATATTGATCGAACCGGTGTTGATCTCGCTGCTGGTAATGGTGTTGGCCGCAATTTGAGTCGCAGTTATGGTCCCGCTGGCGATTTGGCTTGCCGTAATGGTGTTGGCCGCAATCTCGTTGGCGGTAATGGTATTCGCCGCGATTTCATTGGCGGTGACGCAGTTGGCCTGGAGCTTTGGAGTGGATATTGCCTTGTCGCTGATGCTGGTTTCGTCTAAGTTCAGGCCTCCGCTGCCCCCAAAGACATAGAACCAAGCATGGTCGCTGGAGCTGTTCTCGGCTACGGCAATGAGCACCTTGTTGAGCCCCACGGCATCGCTCGCCGTGGTAGTGGTCTGCAGGGCCGTCTCGGAGTCGGATTTGCTGAAGTAGATGTAGGTCCTGGCCGCCATATCGCCGGTGTTCCCGGCATCGATCGAGAAGGTGTCCCCGCCGGAGAACCGCAGCGTCCCCGAGGTCCAAGCCACGGTGTTCGCATCGCTGGCTGAGAAGGTAGCATCGAACTGCCAGCCCTCTATGTCCAAGGTCGTGGAAGAGCTCGTCACTGGGTTCACGTCCACCCAGCTTGACCCGTTCCAACGATACAGCTTGTTGCCGTCATCCGTGTCGAACCAGATGTCCCCTTCCCGGAGATTGTCTGTGTCCTCGTCCGGTGCCTCGTCTTGGGCGAATACCTGCTTGAAGTTCCGACCGCCCTCTTGGTCCTGGAATACCATCATGGAAGGGAGGTAGATGGTATCCTGGTCTCTCTGGCAGATCCCGGCTGTCACCGTAATATCAAAGAGCTGCCCGGAGGGATAGTCCTCTGTGTCCAGCTGGAACTCCACATAGCCAGTGGCGTCAGTAGTCAGCTGCGGGGCTGTGTCGTGCAGGGTCCCACCTGCGTCCCACACCCTAGCCGCGGTATTGGTGTTGGACTTGTAGACAGAGACATCAGCATTGGCTAGAGCCAAGCCGCTGTCGGTCGTAAACGTCTGCTTCCATTTGATCTTGGACACTACCTGCCCCTTCTGGCCAAACGCACGGCGTCAATGAGGAGGTTGCGGACCTGGAAATGGCCCGTAATAACGAAGGTGTCCATGCCTACCTGCAGGCTGTCTCCGGTGAGCTCTACTCTGCCCTGCTGGATTGCCGCCTCAGGAGACACGTCTACCGTTCTGTCCACGCTCCCTCCGTCGGTGTAGAAATCCAGCTTATAGCTCGTCACATTGCGTCCCACGTCGGTGTAAAAGAGCTTGTAGTGCATTGTCCCAAATGGATGCTCCGCTATGCCGGTCTTGAGCGCAAAGGTGAGATCGTTGGAGTCATCTTGGTGCAGGCTCTCGTCAAAACGGTATAGGTTGCCGTCATCCCCTCCCAAGTAAAGGTCGTTTTGGGCTGTCAAAAAGCAGGTGGGAGTCACGGAGTTCGCCAGGGCGTACTCGGTCCAGGGCCTGCCAGGCAGCCCGACATGGCAGGCCAGCAGGTTCGTCCGTCCCGAGAGTTTCAGAATGTATTGCCCATCTTTGGGGTGGTATCCGACAATGGCATCCGTATCCCAGTTGTCCCGCACGGCGTCATGTACCGGATCGCTGGCCGGGTAGCTACGCAAATCGCCATAGGACTCTGTCCCCTGCAGGTGCTGCACCCCTATGCCGGAGGCGAACCACACATCATTTGGCAGGCTCAAGGCGGTTTTGTGAGTGCTCCATAGCTGTTGCCAAGAGGGCTTGATCGCGTAGCTGGAAGGGTTGGCCCCCTGCAGCACCGCCAGGTAGGGCTGCTCCTCCTTGCCGAAGATGAGAAGCTGCCCGAAGTGTGAAACAATGGCCCCAATAGGGAAGGCGCTGCTCGAGTAGTCCACCGAGCTGACATAGCCCCCGCCATCCGTCGTAGACCAGTCCAGTACCGAGTTGGCGTTGCCGAACCAGAGGCGCCCAGGGTAATCCGGATCGCCAGCGACAAAAAGCCTGGCTCCCAGGACGGCACCGAATTTTCCCTTTGGCGGCAGGCTGGGATAGACATCAATGGCAGTGCCGGCGGTAGCGTCGTTGTTCCAGGACCCATCGTAGTAATACTGATCCCCGCCTGAAGCCTCAGTGTAGCCATGGACCGTCACATAGTTGGACGCATCCCCTCCGCTGTACTCCACGGCTATGATATAGGCCGTAGAGGCCGCCATGTCCTGGGTGGCGTCAGAGGCCCAAGTGAACTCGAACACCTTGGCGCTGGTTGTCAGCTGTGTCGCTGGATTCAGCGTTGTTTCAGCTGTGGCCAGCAGACTCGATCCATCGGCGTTGTAAATCTTAGCGGAGACGGTCCCGGTTGGCGAGCCGGTCTTTGACAGCCAGAGCTTTGCCCTGGTGAGCGGGATAGTATAGCCCGCGTCCCAGCTGGGGGTGGTGAACTTCGCCCCGCAGCGCGTGGTAGCCCCGGAATAAAGGTCCCGGCCCTTGGAGTCGGAGAGGGTTTCGCAGGTGGAGTGGTACAGCCTGGCCCTAGTGCCCGATCCGTCATCATAGGCCAGCTCGACGCTGGTCCCGTCCCATATCTTGATGTAGCTCCCATCCAGGATGATAGCCTCATCGTTGAACGGGACAATGGTCGCCTCGCCCTCAAGCGTCTTTTCCGAGCTTCCTGGATCGAGGGTCGGCTCTGACCCGGTGCAGGAGTAGAGCTTATGATCCGAGTCTACGAGCAAAAACTTATAAGTCCCTGCTATGGGGATATACGCGGCATGTTTGATCGACTTGTCGTTGGTGGTGGCGGTGGTTACCTTTTTGAGCCCAGGACGAGAGGCCAGAATTGTCGTCAGCTGCCCCTTCTGTGCGGGCCCCGGGATGAGCTTGAAGTTGGTGCAGGTCACCAGCTCGTTGGGGCCCAGCTCTCTTGATGGCGCAAGCGTATTTATCCCGCGAGGGCTAGACAAAAAAGCCAGCGCCTTCCTCTGCTTGGGTTGCACGCTGGCTTGCATCAGGCTGTCGAAGCGCATCCTATACCCCGTCGATGTCGAACATATCGTGCTGGGCCGCTCGCCTGCGGATACCTCGCTCATAAGTGGCCCGCATGGCCTGGTTCCAGGCGTTGCTCCCCATCCCCATCCTGAAGGCTGAAGGGAGCTCCTCCAGATTGAGGAGCTCAGCCATTATGAGCTCTTCTATGGCCCGGTTCCAGATACCGGCAAAAGGAAGATCGTCATCGTCGTAGGTCGAGACATGGAAGCTGCTGGCCGGCAGATTGAAGTAAACATGGACCGTGTAGGCGTCGTCCGGAGTGGCCAGGAAGCCGATTTTGCCTCCCTCGGTGACGAAAAAATACTCCGGCTGTCCGGTGTCTGTAGAATCCTCGTAGTCCATGCCGGCCCGGGACGGCTCCGGCGCCTGGGGCAAATACTCGGTCTCCCCGTCCAACCATACCGAGTCCAGGGGGATGGAGTGCCAGGTCCCGGAGTTAAGGTCATACTCGGCCGTGCTGTCCGCAGTGGTGATGGTGGTATGGGACAGGACGAGCACGCTCTCCACCGAAACGAGCTCCCCGTGGATGAGGTCGATTGCGAGATTGGCAGCATCCATGACGTCGTTTTCGGCATAGATGTTTTTGCCCGAATCCCGCAATCGACGCAGGACTCTATCGCCGGTGGTTTTCAGCGTGCCCATCAGTCCAGGACCTCAACCACATAGTTTGGAGTTTGCTTGGTCAGATAGACCCGGCCGGTCATGAAGTCGATCTCCGCGTCAAAGTCCGGATTCTGCTGCATGGCGGCATACTTGGGGTTCTCGCTCTCATAGATCCCGGAGTTTTCCCCAACGGGGAGCCTGTGGGTGGTGACCGAGTTCCGCAGCGCCTCGATGTCCCGCTCAGTCAAGGTGACCACCTTGCCTTGAGGAAACACCCGCCGGTTCTTGCGGTCATTGACCTGCACCTTGACCAAAAGGTGCCGGTTCATGTCCATGCGATGCACCCGGCATTTCCGCATTCTCAGCCCATCCTTGATGATGGGCCGGCGCTGCTCGGAGTAGGCCGGGTCCTGTTTTTGCTCCCGGGGCTCGGCCAGAGCCGCCTCCACGCTTCCCTCGCTCTCCTGCTTGAGAGATCCGGACACCGCGCCAGGAGAGACCTTGCCCTTGCTCTGATTCAGTTCCTGATAGTTCGTCTTTGGCATATATATACCCTTTTGGTTATTGCAGCCCGCACTCGAAGGACTGGAGGTAGATGGCCTCGTCCACATTGGCTGCGTTCAAAACATGGATGAAGGGGACCACCGTGCCGTTTGCGTCATCATCAAATGCGAAGGCCGCGGTGGTAGACGGTGCCGATCCGTCGATGGTGTAGGTGACGTTGCCGTCCTTATCTACAAAGACGCCCAGGGTCTTGGCCGAGGTGTCGGCCCAGTTGTCCGTGGTGTCCGTGGTTGTGGTGGCACCGGCATCGTCAATCGTCTCGATCTTGATGTCCCCGGCGATCTTGTTCAGGCAGGCCATGTCGTTGTAGTCGTCAATGGCCGCATGGTAGGCCTCGGTTCCCCGGAAACCCACCGCGAACTCGTCAGACCCAGAGACATCCGTGCTGTAGAGCTTGGCTTTGACGTAAAAGGCATCGGTTCCAACATCGAATGCGCACGGGCTTTGCGCCGTGATCCCCAGGGTGTACTCAGCGCCCTCGTTGTCGGCATCGTCCAGGCTGATCTCCCAGCCGCTGGAGGTTATGTCCGGGACCTTGAGCGTCTGCGTGCCGATGATGTGCTCCTCCCAAACGTGGTTCTGTCCTCCGTAGAGCACGTTGACCTCGGTGTTGGTCCCGCTGCAGGCCGTGCCGTCCTCCTGGACGCACAGGGGTTGGTACTCAAAGGTGTCGTAGACCAGATCCCGGTCCGTGCCGTAGTTGATCTCGGAAGCGCTGGAGGTGATCTCGGTATCACCGATCAGCAGAGCTCCTTTGGTGGGGTCCGGGAGGTTGACCCGGCCGGTGAAGTCCACATCCCCCATGGTCACCCACCCCACGGTGGCCAGGACCATGACAAAGATCAGACAGGCAAGAATGGCTCGTTTCATTTTATTTTCCCTCAAAGGCCAGGGGAGCGGACCTCCCCCGGCCAGGCTTGAATGGTTTAGCTCATCATCCCGATGTCGGACTTGGGATACTGCAGGTAGCGCTCCGGGAAGAGGAACAGGACATCCCCGTCCGCGATAGCGGCCGCAGTGGTGGCGTCTCCTCCCCGGGACGTGGCCAGGGTGGCCTTGCTGTACTTGTTGGTGCCGGCCGGCTTCTGGATCTCTTTGACGTAGGCCATGTCCCCGTTGGACTGGTTGTAGACCACCCAGCCGCTGGAGACGCCGCACTTCTTCAAATCGAAGCTCTTGTCCTGAACAAAGGTCTGGGTCGTGCCGCCGTCATGCGTCAGCTTGATGATGGGCATATCCATGCCCCAGGCCTCCACCAGGTAGAGATGGTCGTCCTCGAGGGTGTCCAGATCGCCGGTGATCTGTATCCCGTTGGCCTTGTAGTACTCCGTGGGGTCCACGGCGCTGGGGTCGCTGGTTGCATCGTCGGCAATGTAGCCCTCGTTGAACTGGACCAGCTTGATCCCCTTGCCGGACTCCACATCCACAGAGCCGTCTGCTGCCGTGATCTCGATACAGGCGTCATTGCCGTTCATGCGGCACCAGATGAGGCGCTCCCCGGAATCGACCTCCATTATCTTTACGATCTCCGGGCAGAAGCCGAGCCAGATAAAGGCGTCATTGCCGTCAGAGCCGATGAAGTATCGGATTGCATGGTTGATCTCTCGCATGGTTGGTCTCCGTAGCGGGGAGCAAGTCCCCGCTCTTTATTGATTAAGGTCTTAGCTGAGGTCGCTCACCGCGTGCTCGAACCGCACCCCATTGTCGTCGTCCAGGATCTTGCCGCCGGTGAAAGCCTTCCAGCCGCTCGTTCCCCGTTGATTGAGGGCGTCGTTGGTCCCGCCGGAGCCCAGCTTCTTCACGATGTTGGAGATGGATTTCTTCTGCAGCGGAACGGTCCCGTAGTAGTTCTTCCCGAAAACCATGGTGACGTAGACATCCACGTTGGTGTCGTCGCTGCTCACCATGTCGTTCAGGGTGGCGGAGCCGCTTGCGGTGTGGATCTTGGCATTTGTGGTCCCCAGGAACCGAATCCCCTTGAAGGAGCCCATCTCGCCTTCCAGCACGCCAGACTGGGAGGGGTACTGCTCCACCGGAACGAACCCCGGAACGGCCTCCAGGTCCTGTCTGGCGTCCGTATGGGCAATGGCGATGTAGGCCGCCCGGATGGGGCTGGTGCTCACCTTGGTGGTGGGCGCGATCATGTCCCGGAGCTTCTTGCAATTGTTGCCCTCCAGGGTACGGACAATGGACTCCAGGTCATCCTTGGAGGGAGCGGCGTTGATGCTGGCCCGGGCAGAGACGCCTCCGGCGTAGCGGACGTTGGTCCCGCTCACCAGGTTGTCGCGGTGGTACTGGTCCAGGGTGTCCCCGGCCTGCTCGCCCAGCAGCTCGGAAAACTCCACCAGGGTCGGGTCCAGGCTCGTCATGGATAACCAATCCGAGTACCCGATGTAGTCACCGAACTGCACCAGCGTGGTGCTGATGTCGCTGGTGGTTGCCTTTTTCCCTTCGGGGGTCACGCCCTCGGTGAGCTGGGAGGCTACCGGGAGGGAGCCGTAGGCCCGAAAGGTAATCATGGTTCCGGAGTTTTTGGGGATAGGCCTCACTTGAGCGAACCTGTCGTGCAAAAGCAGCGGCAGGGCCCGATCGATGAGATTGCGGTCGTAATGCCCTTGGATGTTGACATTGACGTCGCTGGTGGTTGTAAGGATCATGGCGTTACTCCATAACGATTTTCGTTAAGTAATGGGCATTAAAAGGCATTGCCCTTGATTGATTCCATAAACTTCCTATGCTCCTCGTCCGTCCCGTCCCAGGCGCTCTTTTCCTTTTTGGGCTGGGGGTTTTCCCCTCCCTTGCTCTGCGCTCGGAAGGAGGGCCGAGGAGGTCTGCGCTTGCTCGTCGGCAACTGTCCGGGAGCCGGAGGCGGGGGGACATTCAAACCCTGGCCTTGCGGAGCGCCCTGCCCGCCCATAAGGCGCTGCTTGACCTGGTCGTAGAACTCTGCGGTCTTGACCGGATCTCGCTGGAGCTGCTGGTACTCGGCCATGGGCAGCTGCAGGGCCTCCTGCTCCACCTGAGGCATGACCTGGTCGTAGTTGGCCGGATCACGCTGCCGGAGGATCTCCCCGATAGTCTGCCCCCTGGCTGGCGGAGGGTTGAGCGGGGCGGTGCTGGGCTCTGGCGCCCGCGACGCCTCCTGCTTTTGTTTGTGAGCTTCCCAGGCCTGAATGAGCGCCGTCCCCCACTCTTCTTCGGAGTTGTAGTCCTCCAGCTTGGGAGCCTTGAACGGCTCCGGCTGCTGCGGGGTCTGCTGTGACTGCGCGGCTTGCCCCGGCTTGAGCCGTCCCTGCAGGTAGTCCTTGAGGATCTGCTGTGCCCCTTGGTCGCTCTGAAACAGGTTGATCAGCTGCTGGTGCGGGCCTATCTTCCGGTCATAGTCAAACCCCTTGAATGCCATGCGCTGGTACTCATCTGGGGTGACATAGTAGGTTTTGCCCTGATGAACGATGGGATACTTCCCCTCCTCAGGCTCGGTGGGATCCGGGTCCTGGCCCGTGTCGCCAGCCTTGTCCCCTGCCTCGGACCCATCCGGCTTCTGAGAGTCCTGGCTGTCGTCCTCCTCGGGCTCCTCATACTCAATCCCTTGATCACTCAGCTCCTCAAGGCGAGCCTTTTCCATGAGCTCCTCACTGGAGAGCTCCTGCTGAGGTTCGTGTCCTTCCTGTTCCTTGGCAGCCTGTTGTTCCTGATTCATGGTCGCCTTCTCCTGTTACAGCCCGTGTCGCTGCTATTTGACAGCCCGTGTCGCTGTCCGTTTTAATATGGTGCAGTGGGATCAAAGTCCCAGCCTTGCCGCTGTGTATCTCTTGCCTGTTCCTCCTGGGCCTGCTCCTCTTCCTGCCGGAGGTATCTCTCGTAAAGCTGTCTCAGGCTTCCTTCGAGGCGCTCCACCGCATGGACATACGCCTGGGCCGAGAGATATTCCTCCATTCTGGCCGGCATGGGGATCCGTTTGAAGGCCAGCAGGGCGCACTGTTTTTCTTCCTCAAACCATTCAGCGGTTAGCGGGTGCTCCAGCAAGGCCTTGGCCTGAAGGCCTTTGCGGGCTGTTTCCGCCCTGACCTCCGCTTCTGTTTGCTCCTGTGGCTCCTGCTCCTCGTTCTCGTGCTTCTGCCTGTCTGACATTGCCCTCGTACTCCGTTTTGGCCATTTCCAGGCTTTGCTTGGCCTGCTCCAGACGGCCCTGCTGGAGGAGTTCGATCAGCTGCCGCATGTGGTCCCTCAGGCTGTCCCGCTCCTGGAGCATCTGCTTGCGGGCCTCCAGGGCGCCCTCCTGCTGGAGCTCCTTGGCCTCCAGCTCCTTGTCGATCTGCTCCAGCCGCATCTGCATCTGCTGCATGGCCTGCTGTTGCTGCATCTGGCTTTCGGATATTTGCTTCGTCCTCTGTGTGAACTCCTGCAGAGAGGGCAGGAACTGCGAGGCGTCAAAGCCCATGCCCTCGACAAAAATTGAGCTGAGATGGTGCATCTTCACCGGGTCTGCCAGGGCTGGGTACCTCTGGCTCGTTGCCAGGATAAAATCTCGGACCTGTACGGCCTTCTGGGACTGCTGCATACCCACGGCCTGCTCCACCATGAGCTGGGGCTGTACCAAGACCTTGCCCTGGATTTGCTCCGGGGCTACCTGGACCTCCTGGCCGTCGATCTCCACCGTGAACGGCTCAGTGAGGTGGCGTTGCATGAGCCAGACGGCCTTTTTGAGCAGGTCCGCAAATCCGGTCTCGGCAAATACCCGGGCAACCATGTCCATGCGCTTCTCAGCTTGCGACATGAGCCTGGCAATGCCCCGGTCCGGCGTGCCCTGCTGCCCCAGCCCCATGGCGGTGTTGGCATCCATGTGGCCCTGTGAGAGCTTGGTCACCCCGGAGCGCTCCTCCCGCATGGAGTCCACGATCTGCAGCATCCCCATGGGAACCCGCATGTCCATGGGAACCGGCGAGAGGTTCTCGATAGCGCCGTCATCGGCGGAGA